GATAAAAAATATAAAAATAAAAGTCTGCAAATCGTGCAAATATGCCAATTGGGGAAAATAACCACCCAGGAAACCTGTTGATAACTCTAATAACACTTATAAATCAACACTTTAGCTCATAAATTCCCGCTCGTGGAAAAAACCCAAAAACTGGTGAAAATAACCAGTAATACCTGTTATAAACAAGGTTATAAACAATTGTAGCAAAAATGCTTTATATAATGCATACTTAGACAAAATCGTTTTTTTTTGTGCCTGTTGATAAAAAAACTTGACATGTAGTGTAAAAGGTGTATTTTACAATTGCACGGAGGGAAAAAATGGATAAAACTGCGAAACAAAAACACCCCGGCGGACGCCCACCTATCTACAAACACGTAAGAGATATGCAATCAAAAATCGATGATTATTTCGACTCCTGCTGGATAGATAAAGTTGTTGAAATAACTGATAAAAACGGAAATATTACAACAACAAATAGCAGATACCAACACCGCCCGTACACCGTAATGGGATTAATTCTCGCACTAGGGTTTACCTGCCGGAAGCAATTTAAGGAATATAAAGCAAAACAAGAGTTTACCAACGCCTTAAACGCGGCACGTACTAAAATTGAAATGAATGTAGAGGAGTATTTACTGCAAAACAAAAACGCAGTAGGCCCTATTTTCTGGTTGAAAAATAACGCTGAAGAAAAATATTGTGACAAAACAGAGCTTGAGCATTCAGGTGCGATTGATATGCGCTCCGTGCCGGACAATGAATTAGACGCGCGGATTGAGCAGGCGCTAAAATGTTTTAAAAAGTGACCGGAGGATAAAACAAAGCGGGTGCTGATATACCCGGCACCCCGATCGCCGGCGCAGGGACGTAAGTCGCCGGGTAACGGACAAAACGGGAATCTTTAGTTTGAAACAGGCTGGCGGCAACATGGAGGCCAGATGACGCCCCGGGAAAGCTGGGGAGGAGCACATGATAGTCCCGACAATATGCTTTGTATAATACTCATTACGACATCCACTTCTAATGTAAATATCGACTTATTGTGTTGATATGGGTTAGATCTATGGAGATAAGAGTCAGAGACAAGAGAGGTGAGCAGGAGCCTTACTAATAATGATAAAAAAATGATAAAAAAATGTAAGTCAACGCAAAAAGTAAAAAAAGAAAAAGCAACAAAGCTCTCCTGGCATGAGCGGCAAAAGAAGATCGAGTTGCTGGAGTTGCTAACTGAGCGTCGCCGTCGGGACTCCCTGCGCAAGATCCTCACATATTACCCAGACACCGGGCCGCTTAGACGCGAGTTATATCCTAAACACACGGAGTTTTTTGCTGCCGGTGCGACCTATCGCGAGCGGTGCATGTGCGCCGCGAATCGGATTGGCAAAACTGAGGGTTGCGGCGGCTACGAGTTGACACTACACCTGACCGGCAATTATCCGGCGTGGTGGGAGGGCAGACGTTTTGACAGGGCAATACAGGCCTGGGCAGTAGGCACAACCGGACAGACAGTCCGCGACATCCTACAGGACAAGCTATTAGGCCCCGTGCAGGCCATCGGTATTGGACTAATCCCCGGCGAGCTCATCGTCGGCGAACCCGCTAAAAAGGCAGGCAGTGTCAAGGATTCCATCGAGTCGGTCTGTGTCCGGCATGTGTCCGGCGGCGTATCCCACCTGCAACTAAAAAGCTACGAGCAGGGGCGCAAGGCCTTCGAGGGCACCCATCAGGATGTCATCCTGCTCGACGAGGAGCCGCCTCTGGACATCTACACAGAGTGCCTTACACGCACCATGTCCACTGTGCCGGGCGAGCCTTCCGGTTTAATTATGCTCACGTTTACGCCGCTGGAAGGCATGAGCGAGACCGTCCTGCAATTTCTTCCGGGAGGCAGGCCGGACGACTCTGGAGCTCGATTCATCATCCAGGCCGGGTGGGATGATGTGCCCCACCTGTCCGAGGCTGATAAAAAAGCCTTGCTGGAGTCCTATCCGTTGTATCAGCGCGACGCGCGAAGTAAAGGTATACCGATGCTCGGGTCTGGTGCAATATACCCCATCGCGGAGGAGGATATTACGATTGATGATTTTCGCCTGCCGGATTATTTCCCGCGGGCGTACGGAATGGACGTCGGCTGGAACTGGACAGCGGCTGTCTGGGGAGCGTGGGATCAGGAACAGGACATCCTGTACCTGTGCGGGGAATATAAGCGCGGGCATGCCGAGCCGTCTGTGCACGTTGATGCAATCAATGCGCGCGGAGACTGGATGGCTGGCGTCATCGATCCCGCAAGCAAGGGAGCTAATCAGCGAGACGGCAAGAGCTTACTGGATGAGTACCGGGCGTCGGGACTTGATCTGTATGAGGCTGATAACGCTGTAGAGGCCGGTATCTTTGCCTTATGGCAGCGGATGAGCACCGGGCGGTTAAAAGTATTCCGTTCGATGTCTGGATGGTTCCAGGAGTTCCGCATTTACCGGAGAGACGAAAAGGGTAAAATAGTTAAAGATAATGACCACTTACAAGACGCAAGCCGCTATTTATGCATGTCAGGTCGTGATGTCGCGCGGTACGTTCCTGCGCAGCAGATTAGGGACTTCCAACCGCCGGAAGAGGACAACTACGACCCGCTTGAAAGAAACAGAGAGCGACAAAGAGGAGGATGATGATATATGTTTTTAGGGAAACGGGACAGACAGGGGAGAAGGGATCCATTTCCCTTTTTTCCCAATGACAATCCGATGAAAATTGACATAATGCAAAAGAGGAAAGAGGAAGATGAGCGTCGGCGGCAGAGGGGTTCGGGAGAAACGGACAGGGCGCTTAGAGTTTCGCTACCGGGGACACAGAAAAAAACATTGCTCGGAGAGTAGATTTTCGGGCCGGGCTTTTTGGAGGAGGATAAGACATGGGATTTTTTGGAGGAGGAGGTTCACCACCACCGGTTGTATATGCCCCGCCACCGCCGACAAGGAACGATGAAGAGATAAGAGCGGCTAAAGCTAAAGAGGAGGAACGATTACGTAAGCAGAGGGGGAGAAAGTCAACCTGGCTAACGGGTGGTGAAGGCGTTGGAGAAGATGCTCCGGTACAGAGAAAAACATTATTAGGTGAGTAGAGTGGGTCAATTAAGCGAAGTTTGGAAAATGAAAGATACAGAGGCGGTTGATGAGATAACTAAACATCAAGGCTATCTGGAGACTATCAGGCGTGACTATGAACCTCTTTGGCAGGATGTCATTGACTATCTGGCATACGACCGTTATAATTTTCTGCAAAATAAGCAACGTGGGAAGAAGGCTAATATTAACGTGTTTGATGGTACCCCTATTGCAGCGTGGAACCTATTGGTAAACGGGATGCAAGGCAATACTGTAAGCCAGGCGCAAAGATGGTTCACACTTACGTTGCCTAACGTTATTACATTCCCGCGCACGTCCCCGATGCGACAATATAATGGCAGACTTGACGAGATACCAGAGGTTAAGATGTGGTTGGAGGCGAAGGAGGATGTTTTGTATTCTGGGTTCCAGCGATCCAATTTTTACAGCGAGATAAATACAGACATCAGGGATGCGTCCTCGATTGGCACAGCTACACTTTACGCCGAGGAAGACGTACCGGGCAGGAAGACAAATTTCATGTCAATTGACCCCGGACAAGTATGGATAGCCGAGAACAGGTATGGAGTTATCGATACCGTGTTCCGTAAGTTCAAACTCACAGCCAGGGCAGCCGTACAGATGTTCGATAAAGAGTTGTTGTCGCAGACACTGCAGACGCAACTGGAAAGAAATCCCTACACGGAATACGAGTTCATTCATGCCTGTTTCCCTCGTAACGACCAGGAGATGTATTTTGATAATGGGGTTTTAAAACCTAAGATTGGAAAAAACAACAAGGCCTTTGTTTCGATTTACATTCAGGCTGGGAATAAAGAGCATGTTTTGAGAAAGGATGGATATGATCGGATGCCTTATTCCGTGTGGCGATGGCGAAAAACATCCGGGCCATATGGATGGTCGTGTGCAATGGATGCCATCATTGATATCATAAAACTTAATGTTATGAGCAAAACCATGCTTAACGCCGCACAACTGGCAGTCGAACCGCCATTAATGGTGCACAAGAAGTTTCAGGGCAAAGTCAGGATGAACCCTCGTGGTAAAAACTACTACGAAAAAGAAGACGAGAGGATATATCCGGTCAATCAAGGCGTAAATTTTGCCATTGCGGAAGATCGGGAAGAGAAAGTCCGCCAGATTATCAAAGACCATTTCAACGTTGACTTCTTTATGATGCTTTCAAAGGCGGCAATGGAAGGTCGGCAGTTGACCGTCCCGCAAGTAATGGAAATGCAGGGTGAAAAGGCTTCTGTCATGATGCCTACTGTAGGGCAGATGATAGCTGAGCGATTACAACCAATTATAGACATAGTTGATTCTATCGAGACAGAAGCCGGAAGGATGCCTGATCCCCCTGAAATTTTGATGCCATTTGCCGGGCAGGGGATAGAAGTGGATTACATGGGGCCGTTGGCGATGGCACAGAAAAGGATTTTAAAAACTCAAGGAATATATCAGGGCATAGGTGCGCTTGAACCCATGTTAAAGATAGACCCACAAGCAGCAGATTTGATTGATGTGGATGAGACGACAAGAGAAATTCTTAAGGTTTCAGGTTGGCCGGCAAAGGCAATAAGAACAGCAGATCAGGTTCAGGCAATCAGAGAGCAGAGAGCGCAGGCGCAAGCTGAGGCACAGCAGATGGCCTTGGCAGAGATGGCAGCAAAGAATCTGCCCAACGTTTCAAAGGCAATTGAACCAGGCAGTCCGTTGGGTGCGCTGGGGCAAATTATTGGAGGTGGAGGTGAGGAATGAGAATATTAGAAGCATACCGGGAATTAAAACAAAAACTGTTGCCGGATGAAGAGCCGGTGGATACTATCTACCAGGACTATTTCCTTTGTTTTTCTTCCGCGCCCGGTAAAAAGGTATTGTCGCATTTGCTTACAGACCTGCATTTTTTCGATGAGGCGTTAAGCGATCAGGAAGTCATTGAACAAAATATCGCCAGGAGAATACTTCATAATATTGGCGCGTTTCACGTGGAACAGATTGACAACATTACTGGAATGTTAATCAAGATAGCTGAGAATAACCAAAAAAAACAAGAGTTGAAGGTGGGAGGTAATAATGGGATCAATTATCAGACCAACTTCTAATATTCCGTTAACTGCGCCAGCTATTCCCGGGATGTTAAAAGAATTAAAAGGCTGTTGTTTCAATCCTCCGGTCTGGCTGGGGAGAGGCAAGCTCTACTTAATCGTAGTGACTCCTAATCCTGCATATCAAACCATTGCTGGATTTTATGAAGTTCCAGATAAGGGTATTGTCACTTATATCAAGGATTTCAAACTTTTACAGGTGTCAATGTGGAATGAGGCCATGAACAGGGCTTTTATATTTGAGGCCATCGAAGGTGATCCGCCATTAGACTGGAAGCCGGAAAGCCAGTTTGACTACCGGAAATATCAGATTGACCAGATAGTGTTAAGGAGACAGAACGGTGGATGCAACGAGAACCATAGAAATAAAGTGTAGCTGCGGAAATGTGATTGAGAAGAAAGTTCCTGTTAGCAAACAATATGCGATTGCATGTGCCCGATGCGGGCGGATGCACAAAGAAAAGAAAGAAAAAGGAGGATAGTTATGAACCAAGATGATGGGACTGGTACAGGCAACCTGAATCAAGGTAGTGAAGAGGGCGGAAATCTCGGATGGCGGGCACAATTACCGGATGACCTGAAAGCGAATGAAACCTTTACCCCGTTCAAGACCGTGGGCGATTTAGCAAAAGCTCATATCGAGACATCGGCGAAGGCGAAGGAACTTGAGGGGAAGCTTGGTGGAAGTGTTCCGAAACTGAAGGATAACGCTACGGATGAAGAAAAAACGGCCTATTTTAAGGCCATAGGACGGCCGGACAAGGCTGAAGATTACACATTTGAAAAGTTGACACCTCCTGAAGGTGTGGAAATTGATCCCAACATGGAGGGATGGTTCAGATCTATTGCCCATCAGGCTGGTTTGAATAAAACTCAGGCGGCAATGATTCACAAAGCTTATTCCGATGCTTATTTTACCGCAATTGAATCAGCAGAGGGGCAGAAGAATAAAGCTTTTGAAAAAGACGTTGAAGATCTGAAAAAGGAATGGGGGCCCAAATTCGATGAGAATGCGGCTCTCGTGAAGAAGGCGACAGATAGGTTCATGACAGCCGAAGAAAAAAAGATCATGGACGAAAGCGGAAGAGGAGACGATCCTGTTTTAGTGAGAATGTTTCACCGAATCGGGCAGTCGATGGCGGATGACAAGTTTGTTATTGGTTCTAATACCGACAAAGGAAAGAATGTAAAAGGTATTCTTAGTTATCCGTCAATGGAAGGACAAACATAAAGAAGGTTGGAGAAAACCATGAATTACGGTTACGGTGTTTTCTCTTATCCTTCATAAGTAAGATAGGAGGTAAACACAATGTCAGTTTTTAATCAGCACAGTCAGTACACACTTGTTGAACTGGCTAAACGAACAAATAACGGGAATCTTCTTGAAATCGCGGAAGTTCTTTCGATTACCAAGGAGATGTTTCAGGATGCCGTCTGGGTTGAGGCGAACCAGACAGCGTCCCATGTTGGGACAAAGAGGACTAATCTCCCCAGCGGAACCCATAGACAAGCGAATCAAGGCGTTGCCTCAGAGGCGTCAAGCACCAAACAGGTAGCCGAGCCGATATGCCGGCTGGAAGCTCATTCAAGAGTTGACGAGGCGATTCTCGATCTGGCCCCGGATAAAGTAAAAGCCAGATCACAGGAAGACCTTGCCTTTGTTGAAGGCCTTGGCCAGACCATTGAAACAAACATGATCTATGGCGACATTGACACAAATCCCGAGCAGATTGACGGACTTGCAACCCGTTATGATGCTACAGCGGACGCCAATGTCATTGGTGCAAGCGGAACTGGGGATGATACTACTTCCCTTTGGATCATCGAATGGGGGCCGATGAAAGTCCACATGATTTATCCTAAGGGTTCACAGGCCGGGTTACAGACAGAAGATATGGGGAAGCAGCTGGTCACCAATGACACCGGTTCCACGTATTTCTGGGCGTGGTTTACTAAATTCGTCGCATGGTATGGCCTTTATATCCACGACGATAGATGCGTTCAGAGGATCGCGAACATTGAAACGTCTGGAACTGAAAACAAACTGGATGATGATGACATCATCGAGGCGTTGAATCTTCTGCCACAGGCCGGAGGTGGTGGTTCGACTGCCATCTATGTCAACAGGACGTTGAAAACTCAACTGGAGATTCTCGCCAAGGATAAATCAAACGTCAACTATACCAGCGACAACGCTTTCGGCGTTCCGCTTACAAGATTTCGCGGTATTCCGGTCAGACTTTGCGAGAGCATCGTTAACACCGAAAGTGCTATTTCTTAATGAAAGGGGGGTAATATTATGGGTTTCTATGATGCAAAACATCTCTTCACCGCCGACGGTGGAGATGCGATTACAGCAGATGCGTATTCTACAAACGAAATTAATTTCGGCGAGACATACCCGGATATGGGCGAAGGTGAAATGCTCGTTGTGAGGTTCATTGTCGAGACGGCGTTTACATCCGCTGCCGATACATTGACCATTTCAATTGTTCATGGAGCGACAACTGCGCCGACAACCGTTCTTGTCAGCACTTACGCGATTGCGGCTTCGGCTTTGACCAAAGGTGCCTACATTCCGGAGTTAAAACTTCCGGATCAGCACCTTCAGTATGTCCGATTGAAATACGATGTTTCGGCAACGCTGGCAGCCGGTAAAATTACAGCGTTTCTCGATATCGCGAGTGGAATGCGACACAGATAAAAGGAGGTAAATTATGTACCGTTGTATCAGGAAGTGCTATCACAGAAAGACTCTGTATCATCCTGGGCAGACATACACACCGACTGCTGATGAATTGAAAGACAAAACAGTTCCGAGGCACTTTGTTCTGAATGAGCAATATTCTGTTGGTGCCGTTATTCAGGCCGAAAGGGAAGAAAAGCTCAAGAGGATCAGGGTTAAGGCGCAGAAAGCCGAGGAATAGGTGACAGTCCCGATGCACTTGATAGCAAGAGTTTTAATTTAACATACGGGGTGGGGCCGATAATTGACCTCACCCGTAATTATGGAG